ATGAAGAAAAATCTTCAAGAATATTAGGGAATACAACATGGAACTTAACGAAGTCGCTGCAAATTTGGACAAACATGAAGCTGTGTGTGCAGAAAGATGGAAAACTGCATTTAACAAATTTGAAGATGTTGAAACTCAAATCAATAGAATTGAGACAATAATGATTGGAGTCGCTGGAACATTAATAGTGGGCGGCATAACTACAATCGGAACTATACTATCCATGCACCCCTAAAGGAGAAATTATGCAAAAAGAATATAAGACAAAAGATATAAAACCATCATCTACTAAAAAGAAAGAAGAAGTCCTTCCTATTTATAAAAAGAGAAATCATTGGTGTTTCAGACACAACGGAGTACTACATAAGCTAGACTCTGAATCTGAGGCGAAAGAAATGTATAAAGCACTAAATTAATATGAGCAACAGTATAGAAGAAGCTTTGAAAAAAGCAGTTGAGAAAACAGACTCAACAAAAACAGTCGATGGAGAGGGGTCAGAACCTTCACAAGAATTATCAGCAAGAGTTAAAAAACTTATGGCTAGAAAGACTAATCTAAGACGAGCCCGCAGACAAAAACTACCAAGAAAACTAAGATGAAGAAAAAGCTTTCCCACGAGGAACGCTATCAAATCTGTAAAAAATGCCCCAACCTAGATAAAAGGTGGAAGGTATGCAAAGTTTGTAATTGTTTTATGCCCCTCAAAACTAAAATAAGATGGGCAGAGTGTCCTGAGGAGCCCCCTCGGTGGACATAAGGAGATGGAAATGGCATTAACTGCTAAACAGAAGAAATTACCAAAAGCTTTACAGAGAGCTATTCTTGCGAAGCAAAAAGGCATGGGTAAGAAAAAGAAGAAAAAAGGTGGAAAAAAGAAAAGAAGTAGAGGATAATTGGCTTACTTATTTTCATTCCATTAAAAATGTCTGCCCTTGGAGTTACGAGAGTTACAAGAAGGGCAGAATTTATATAACAAAGTTTACAGAAACAAAAGTTATAGGAACCGAACAAAACTGGAACATGGATAACTACGATGCAGTAGTATACTTAACAAACATGTCAGTTGATGAATTAGATAAGTTCGTAGAGTACAGAAATAACGAACAGAATTCATGTGAGTATCTTTGGTCACATCCAAAATTTACTAAAGGCGGTCATAGACAGACTAGCCAACCTATAGTCATTCAACAAGACAGAGCGTTCTTAACCGAACTTAGAGAAAAACAAAGTGGCAGTTAGAAAAAGAAGAAAAGCGACAAAGAAGAAACCAATTCCGACAAATCCTACTCTATACGCAAGAATTAAAGCACAAGCAAAAAGAAAATTTAAAGTTTATCCAAGCGCATATGCAAATGGATGGTTAGTAAAAACTTATAAAGCAAAAGGCGGCAAGTACCGCATGGGAAAAAGAAAATGAAAGCATACTTAACAGGCGATGGAAAGTTTACACTCGAACAAAAAAACGGGCATACAGATGCAGCGTCTGTAATTAAATCTTGTAAAACTATAATGTCACACTCTCAAATGATTTTAGATCATTTGACAAACCCAGAAGCAGATTTGCCTACTTGGTTTACAAATAAAATAGCAATTTCAGAGTATGAAGTAGTCTCCGCAGCAAACTATATTGCTGATGGAGAGATGGATCACCATCAAGATGGCTAAACCAAAAGGTGGATTAACAAAATGGTTTAAAGAAAAGTGGGTAGATATAGGTCGTCCTAAAAAGAAAGGCAAGTATCAACCTTGTGGTAGAGGAAAAGCAAAAACCTCTCGAAAAGGCTACCCAAAATGCGTTCCTTTAGCTAGAGCAAGAACTATGAGCAAAGCTCAAAAGAAATCTGCTGTTCGTAGAAAACGAGCCGTAAAGCAAGGAGTAGGAGGCAGACCAACAAATGTTCGAACAATCGCCAGAAGAAAAACTAAAAGACGTACGAGAAGCAGAGGTTAAATTTGCTGACTGGGCTCTACAAAGAATTTCTCAAGGAGAGTTTCGAAAAAATTATTACAAACTATTAAAACAATACGAGGAAGAAAATGGTAGAATGGTTAAAAATTAAATGGACACAATTTGTGAACATTGTTTCAGGACAAGACAAAAACTGGGACGGCGAAGTGGATATCAAAGATAAACTGATAGAAGCCGAGCAAAAAGCTAAAAGCTAAAATTCATTAGCTAAGTCATATAAGGACTAGCATGGACAGACGAGAAACTGCAAACGAGATTTTACAAATAGTAAGGATGTCGCTTAAATTCAAAAAAGCTATAGAACAAAGACTAGCGTGGAGTGAAGAACTTCGTAGCTTATTAAATTTACCACGCACTAAAAATAATAAAGAATTATTAAAAACTCATTTAAAAAATGGGACGGAACAGGCTTAGCCTGTTTAGGAAAAGAAAATGGCAAGACAAGGCGGATTTCTTAGCGGACCTAGTGTACATGGTACATCAAAGTTAGCTAAACATAAACTAAAAAGAGGACTTACTAGAGACCTCAATGCAGCTGCAGGAACTTTTGTTAATACAAAGACCCCTATGTCCACTCCAGGTGGATTCTACGGAGCTGCTCCGAAAGCAATCGGACCAAGATTCGGCAAAACAGTCAACCCTAAAAGGGCTAGATTTAGTAAAAAAGGTGCAAGCCGAATATTACGTAGAAGATAAATATTATTCACAGAGACTTTCATAACTTTATGAAAGCAGGACGACTTAATAAAGTCGTAAATATGATACACAATGGCACTAACGACAGCAGAAAAAGCAAGGCTAAAAAAGGCAGGACTAAACGGACTAAATAAACCGAAAAGAACTCCTAAGCACCGAACAAAGAAAGCAGTTGTAGCTGTAAGAGTCGGTGGCAAAGTGAAAATCATTCGTTTTGGAGCGCAAGGCATGGGACATAATTATAGTCCAGAAGCACGACGCAGTTTCAAAGCGAGACATGGAAGAAATATTGCAAAAGGCAAATCTTCCGCAGCCTATTGGGCAAACAAAGTATTTTGGGCAGGTAAAGGTGGTTCAAAGAAAAGACCACCTCGCTCCCAAAAAAGACAACTTGGAATCAAACGAAGGAAAAAATGAGCGCAGTACCAAAAGTAATAGATAGACGAGAAATATGGCTAGATGGAGTATCAATAGATGCTACCAAAACTTTATCAAAATTACAAAATCGCAGAATTAGCGGTATTACTTTATCTGAAAAAGAGGAAGAAGCTTGTGAACTAGCAACAGGCTATTTGTACTTATTAAGACTCTGTAAAGAGTATGGAATGTTTGATTCTGATGACCCATTTAATTTATTTGAAAAAGAGACCCTACATTGATCGAAATCAGCCGTTCAGATATTGTATCTGACTATCACATGGATTTAACTCCAGAAGTTCGTTTTATCAAGCTACCTATTGAAGGCTATCTTGACTTATTAAACATCACTCCCAACTCCTCTCAGACTGCAATTATCAATGCAATCAATAATCCTAAATATCGTTTTATCACTGCTGCAGTATCACGGCGACAAGGAAAAACATATATTAGTAATATAATAGGACAACTAACTTGTTTAGTACCTGGTTCACATGTATTACTTATGTCACCAAATTACTCATTATCCCAAATCTCATTTGACTTACAGAGAAATCTCATCAAGCATTTTGACTTAGAGGTAACACGAGACAACGCAAAAGATAAAGTTATTGAACTTTCAAACGGTTCTACAATACGAATGGGTTCTATCAATCAGGTAGACTCAGTAGTTGGTAGAAGTTATGACTTAATTATATTTGATGAAGCAGCACTAACAGATGGCAGAGATGCCTTTAATGTTGCACTACGTCCTACACTAGATAAAGAAAACTCAAAAGCAATTTTTATATCGACTCCTCGGGGAAGAAATAACTACTTTGCTGAGTTTTACTATAGAGGGTGGACAGAAGAGTTTCCTGAGTGGTGTAGTATAAAAGCTACTTATCATGAAAACCCTCGAGTCTCAGAAGCCGATATTCTCGAAGCTAGAAAAACAATGTCAGAAGCTGAATTCAATCAAGAATACATGGCAGACTTCAATGTATTTGAAGGACAGATATGGAAATTTAATCATGAAAAATGTACTGGAGACTTTTCAGAACTAGATATTCGAGAGCTTGATGTATTTGCAGGATTAGACGTTGGTTACAAAGATCCAACAGCACTATGTGTTGTTGCATACGACTGGGATACTTCGACTTATTACTTAGTTGATGAATACTACAATTCAGAAAGAACAACAGAACAACATGCAGCCGAAATAAGAAAACTAATAGAAAGATGGGATATAGATTATATTTACATTGATTCAGCTGCTCAACAAACAAGATATGACTTTGCACAAAATTATGATATTAGCACTATCAATGCAAAAAAGTCAGTACTAGACGGAATAGGGCATGTAGCGGGCATAGTCGATAACGATGGACTTATGGTTGATCAGAAATGCAAAGAAGCTCAAATGTGTTTAGACCAGTATCAGTGGGATCCAAATCCTAATTTAATGAGAGAAAAGCCAAAACATGACATGGCATCTCATATGGCTGATGCTTTACGATACGCACTCTATTCATTTGAAACCAATATCACTACATTTTAGTAAGACCTGTTAAAAACAGTTCTTGACATTTGATGTAAGTTTTTGGTATAATTCTAATTAAGAGTAGAAATATGAAATTAAAAAGAGATTTAGTTAAATATGTGAGAGACA